ATGCGAGCTCTTACCTCACTTCCACGAGCAAGGATCTTTGGCTCAGGTGCGTCTTTAATTTCGCCTTCCAAATCGCTGTAGTCAGTTAAACTCATAGTAATCATTCTCCTTTTGAATTCCCTATCAGGGTGTTTGTTTAGGAATCTAACCCACTTGTTAAACTCCAAGTTCTTGTACCACTTTAATTCTTTCTTTAACTGTTCGTAGTTTTCTCCTTTTTGGATAGCTTTGATTAAGTCCAAGGGAGCCATAGCCAATAGTTAATCACCTCCTTTCGTGTCTAACCTTGGTTTATCCCTCCAGTCAAGCCCTATCTTTTTCAACAGAGCTTTAATGTCTGGAGGCTCGACAGCACTTAGTTTGCCTTTAGCTTTAAGCCTCGAGCGTGCAACGTAAGTTCCAAGCGAGTCGATTAACATCTCACGTTGAGGCTCTCGTCCTTTCTGTTCCTTACCTACTATCACATAAATCTCATCGAATAAGAGAGGGATAGTAACTACAGCCTGCCCAGTTGTGTAGAACCTGTACTTAATATCTTCGTTAGCTATCCCTGTTTTAGGGTCTATTCTGATTAGCTTTTTAATCTCTCGTAAGTGCCCAGTCATGATGAAGTCGCAAGGTATTCGCATTAGTTTCTTGATATAGTTTGTCATGTAAACTTTTTGAGGATTATAGTCATGACGATGCTGAGGAGCCTCACCTGCTCTTGACTTACTATCAAGTTGATAGTTCATTACTGCATCACCGAAGGTAGTGGCAGAGTCTAAGCAGTAGGTTCCAAAGTTATCGAAGTACTTAATCTTCATCCTAATATCAATAGTCTTCATCCACTCAGCAAAGGTCTTTGGAGAGAACGGATCATCAGCTTCCCACTGTGTATCTGCAATTACATCTCCTGATTCTATTAGATCACGCAAGCACTTTGTTCCTCCAGGATCGAATGAGTCTATGTGAATAGGCCTTCGGGCAGTCCTAAGCAAGTAAGTCTTACCTGCATTAGTTTCCCCTGTCACTAAAGCACTAAAGCGCTTTTGTAAAGGGTCGCCTTCGTAGTAGTTTTTAACTCGCTTTAGTTCATCTTTGTAGTCATATGCCATGTGGTCTCCTCATATACTTCTTTAAGTGTTTACTTCTATCAGGATGCCTCATTAGTCTTAATCCTTTTGCTACTAACAGCTTAGCTCTTTTTGTAGTCACACCAAGTTTATCACCTATATATTCATAAGATGCTCTTGGCTGATTTATTCCAAAGTACATCTCTAGAGCCTTTTTAAATTCCTGTGGTAGAGACTCTAATGCCTCTCTTAGCGAATCCATTCTAAGTCTTTCTTAACTCTTGTGTCCATCTCTGAAGGATCCCAGTATTCAGTTCTGAATCCTATAGGTGGTTCGTAAGCATATTGAAGTGGGTTCTGCCAAGCTAAACAGTAGTCATGATAAGGGCAACCACGGAAGTCAGTGCAACTCTTAGCACGCATAGGAAAGGCCATTAGTACTGGGTCACCTTCCTTGCACTGGCTGAGTCGTTCCATCTCATAGTCAAGGTCATCTAAAATAGCATTGACAGTCCATAGCCAGGAGTTCATCTGATCAGGAGTTTTAAACGCAGGGACACGGCGTAGGGTGGCATGATAGCCTGCAGGACGAGCGCTTGAGCCCTTTTTTAGGTACGCAAAACCTATGCCACAGAACTCTATTCCAAGCACTTGCTCAATAGGGAACATACAGTAAAGACAGTGTGTGTAGGTACCATTTTGAAGACTTAAGTGAAAGTATTCAGCCCACTGTCTTCCATTAATGTACTTTTCGCTAGTCGTCTTATGATCCCAGGAAAAGATTCTATCATCTTCTTTACGTCTCATAACCGAGTCCATTCGGTAGTGCAAGACACGTTTCTCACTGACTGGCACTGATCCAGATATTTCAGTCATTTTCTCACCATCTATGACAACAACTTCATTGTCAATAAGGTCACGTGACTTCTGCTCAGCAAAAGTCATGTAGCCATTGAGGGCAGCTGTTGGAGTCTTAGGCAAGTAAATAGCATCATCATCAGGATGGAACTGCTGGCGGTAATAGTTGATAAAAACTTGATATGCACCTTGGAAGTCTTCGTAGCCATTGAGTAGTTGGTACTCACGGCCTAAGTGCCAAGACTGACCAAAGTACATATCGTGGTTAGGATAATCAGGCCTCCATCCAAGTAGATACTCATAAAGGTATTTGCGTCTGCAAGCCTCAAAGGTATCTAACTTGGATGAGTCCTTCATATCCCAAGACTTATGGTAGGGAATTGGGAAAGTCAAAGTATCACCTCCTCTCACAGTATCTTATGTAAGATCTTATTTCCTCTAACGTGTAAAATCTTAAGAAAGCCTCTTTTGCCTTCCTAAGTGCATGCTTCTGAGCATCATTTACATTCTGTTGAGAGATGCTCATCTCCCTTGCCACCTCCTCTTGTGTCATGTTAAAGTCATCGAGCTTCCATCCCTCTGTCATAGTACATGATTCCTTTCAATATAGCTACCCTCTTTGAAAAGCAATAGGTTCAGCTTCCCATGCTTATGTGCGAAGATAGCACAGGCTATTGAGTTCATGACGTTCAGTGAGCATGGAACTATGTAGTCATCATCGTGAGATAGTCTCATCTTCTCAGTGAAAGCCCTCATCATGTTGTTAGTGCTGTAGCGATTCATTGGGCCTTCACTTAAGAAGACAAGTTCTCCATAGTTACGTGCAGGACTGAAGTCATGATTGCTTTTGTTAACTATGTAGACTTTACGCATCATTAGGTTCCTTCAGGATCTTTACTTATATCTCCCTCAGGGTGTGTACCTATCATAGATTTCATCTGCTGTATGATATTAACAGGAGCCGTTGTCTTTACCTGATCTGGAGGCCTTCGATCACGGAGGTCTGCGGTACTAACAGCACCTCTTAATACAGGATCAGGAAGATCGTTTAATTTTTGAACAAACTGTCTTTCTCCTCCATAATCAGAAGGATTTTCCTCCATAGTTAGATCCAAAGGGATCGGCTCATCTGCACACACATGAGGGTCGACTAAGCTTATGATCCTACCATAGCTTTTCAATGCTTTAAGAGTAACAGAGAGTTTCATTCCACACTCTGAACAATAGACAGGTTTTGCCACTTTACACCTCCTCCTGTGCTCTGATTTCTACCTTGCACTGTTCCCAAGGTTTAGCATTCTTGTTGAGTTCAACTACTACACATGCAAGCTTGGTGCCTATAGTAATGTCAGCACTTACGTCAGAGCTAAATTTCCTTGGCACGTAGCCACACATCACGCTGTCAGTCATAGTCTGATATTCTATCCTCACAGCATTAGGATCGTACTTATTAGTGGGTTCTGGAACAAGCTGCATGAAGTCATTTACTTCCATCTGCTGTAGAACTTTGTGCATCTGATGATGCTGTACACCTGCGATGAAGAACTTGTGAGTAACTTTGTAATCGTTAGGTGCATCAATAGTTGTGTCTTTCTCCTTGTTCATCTTATTCTCCTTTCGTTTAGGTTGTTGGTACCTCTTTTACTATCTCAACAAACACAGGGAACCTAGGTACCTTCTTCCCTGCTGTCAAGTGTTGATATTGTACTCTCGCAATAGCTCCCGGAAGGCTTTCTCTAATTCTCCAGAGTGCTTCCCTCTGATCATCACTAAACCCTGTTCCAACTGAGAATGTATCTCCATCACCCGAAGCGCAATCCAGTGATCCAAGACGCCCTTTGGGAGTTCCCTCAACTGAGTATTCTTCGTTAAAGCCAATAATGACATAGGTATCTTCCTTCTTTGGTTTAAACTTCATTACCATAGTTGATCGCTTCCTTTGATAAGGAGCTTGATAGTGCCTGACAATAATACCTTCATATCCCAAGTCTACAATCTTATCATAAGCACGCATTACATCACTTAAGTTCTCACATAACCAGAATGGTGCAACTTGGATGTAAGGTGAAAGACCACGCAGGGCGTCAACTAACAACTGACGTCTCATCTGAGGCTGATCATTGATAACATCAAAGAGGTGAAACTGTATCTCTTGATGTCTTGGATGCAGATTAACAGTGCGTGACACAACTGAAGAGATAAGATCGAAGCCTCCCTCTTTATACATCTCATGATTGTAGAGCTCACCATCAAACTCGGCACGCAGACCTAATCTACTAAACACCAAGTTAAGGTGTGGCACACTATGAAATATATTCTCTTCACTTGACAAGAATAAATAGTCATTTCTTACTACACTAGTTTCAAGTGGTATAGCTCTACAACGAAAGCCGTCATACTTGGGCTGGACTATAAAGGGAGGCTGCCACTTCATCAAGCGTGTCTCATCAAAAGGATAGCACTTCATTATCCCCTTCCATCTTTGCCAGCTACTTGTCATAACCTGCCTCCTTCATAGCTTTATCAAAGGCAGATGTTAGTGAATTCTTGAAGTTAATTAGCTGCCTAAAAGAATCAAAGTAGAATGTTAAAGATGGAGTAGAGTGGAATTCTCCTGTCTTGTTTATGCGGAGAGTTATTGGAAAGTACTCATCTTTTTTGGTATCCATAGTTGCCAAGATACCAGTCCCTTTGTGTATAAAGAACGTAGCATCATAGAATCTCATTTCTTATTATCCTTTCGTCAAGATTGTTTAATTTTTGAACAAACTTTATCTCCCTCCTACACTGTACATTTTCTAAGTAAAAAGAAGTGCCCCAACCTAAGTCAGGGCACTCTTTCGGAGGACTACAATGGACTACTACTTACCAGCTGCTCGCTTTTGAAGTTCAGCAAGCATCTTCTGCTGCTCTTCGGGAGTGGCAGTTTGGAACTGAGCCAAGTAGGCTTGGACAGGATCGACCTTAGCACCAGTTTGTGCTACACCCATCTTGGCATCTTTTAATCTGGCTTGAATCTGCTCGGCAGTCTCACCTCTTTTGAGACCTGCCCTGATGTTACCCTGAAGAGTTACCTTCCAGTTAGCCTCGGCATTAGTTTTGACAGCCTCAGCACCAAACATTTTAATATCTTCCTGAACATCTTTCCCAGTGTTTACTACGATAGTACACGGGCCTAATCCAGGCTTTCCGTCTTTCCCAGGGACTTGTGCTGTTACTTCTAATTTGACTGGCATAGCTTTTCTCCTTTAAATAAGTTTAAGTTAAAGTTAATATTCTTCTCTATCTTGCATCTCATATCTTTTACTATATCACCTCCTTTCATCGTTGGAAAAACCAATCTTACAATAACACATCTACAGAAAAAAGTCAAGGTGAATTTTGGTACATTTAATCATCCTCATCACTATTATCTGGATCTAAGTTGACTCCAAGTTTGCGTGCCAACTCATGTATCTGCTCCAGAGTAAGTGTAGCCTTCCTTCCGTGTCTGCCACTCTCTCCAGGTCTACAATAGCAGACATTCATCTCTGCTAACTTGCGATCTATAGCCGAGTATTCTGCCTTCAGTGTGGAGAGTTCGAGATCTATTCTATTTTTCTCACTTACAAGTTCTCTAACCTTTTTGTACAAGTCTTCCTTTCTTCTCAGCAACTCAGTCCTCATTGGCTTTTCCTTTCTTTCGTTTAGACTCCCTTTCTAATTACAGTCGCTACTTCCTCCATGTCTAAGGTCTTGCCACTGTATTCCTTAACTTTATTTCTCATTGTCTCCACAAGGCCTTCTAAAGATTGGATCTTTGCTCTATAGTTCTTTCCATCTGCTACATAGCCATTTATTGAACTTCTGAGTTTATCGTTCTTCTCACGTTCAGCCCTGATCTGACCTTTCAAAGTGTCAATGTAAGCTATGATTGACTCTCCCACCTTGGCTGCTGAAAGCTGGGTTTTAGGTTCTTCTGCCTCAGTTGTAACCTTACTGCGGGAGCCATCATATTTAGGCTGTACGAGGTACTTGTTAATATATACTCCTTTTTTATTGGTAGTTCCTAAATCTCCTCTTATTCTAAGGTTAGTTATTAGATTCGAGATCCTCTTCCCAGATGCTTTTGGAAACTGATCAACAAAGAACTGACTTGTGATTATCTGCTCAGAGTGAGCTCTCAAAATCTTTCTTGCCTCTTTTGTACTAGCTTGTGTTTCCATTCTTCCTCCTACAGTTTGTTTAATTTTTAAACGAACTTGGACTCTCCCTCCTTAAGAGTACAGTGATTCCCCATTTACTTAGTTTAGTTACACCTCCACACTCCTCACATTGACCTGATGTGAACAGTAAATTAGGCACCTCAAATGTCTGTCTGGAGCCACAATTAGCACAAGTGAACTTGCCCCAGAAGGTATTGCCACTTAACAATATATCTAATAACTGATCCTCGAGTTCTTCATATGTTTTGTCTTCCATACCTCAGCCTCCTCTGCCCAAATAGCCCAAGGCTCATTTATCCTTGGTGAGTTAATAACTTCTGATACCATACCTCTATGCCAGCACTTTCCGTGATAGGTGTAGCCTGGACAAGTGCAAACAAAAAGGCGACCCTTCATGCTTAGTGTGTACATGAAGGTATCGCCTTTTGTGACCTGTATCACTCGGCTGGCTTCGAGTAGACGAAACTCATACTCTATCCCATTATGCTCACAGGTCAGTACTCTCATTATGCTTTTTCCTCTATCGTCTGTTTGTTGTGATAGTTCCAGCACCCTTCTAAATACTCCTCATCGAGAGGAGAATTATAGATCATCATAAAGAACTTTAGTGCTGCACTGCCAACTGACTCATGAATGTTGACAGCTGCAAAGTTTGCTATTAATGCCCAGTCATACTCACTAACTGGATCCTTACCATCGAGCATTATACGCTTTGCAGCTTCAAAGATCTCATTCGGACTTCTAAGTTTCATCTTTCCCTCCTTCCTCTTCTTCCGTAGACTGCTTGCTCCATTCTCATCCAGTCTATCTTAAGAAATCCAGTTTCTCCTAACTTAATTAACTGCTTTGCTACCTCGAGTTCCAACTTAGCCAAATTGAGTTTGGCTTCTTCGAGTTCCTTTACTCTTACCCTTCTGCTCTCAACCATGTCTTGAAGTTCGATCATGACTCCCTCCCATGTCCCAGTCTTTTATAATATCTTATGTTGTAGTGAAATTCGCATAAGCCACTCTCACACTTCACACTCTCATACATATGAGTGTATGGATGGCTTACATATCCCTCAGCCAGTTTCATTCTCTTCGACTCGCCATTTCTGTCAGCGATAGTCCGAACTCTGTTATCACACCTCTCACCTCTGGTCGGCAAGCCTACGGTATCTATAATGTGTTTGCATCTGCTCATCTCTTCACCTCCTTAAACAGTCTTCGCATATTATCCTTTTACTTCCCTTCAGCCTAAACAATTTCTGTGTGCTTCCACATTCTTGACATTTAGGTGGATCTAACTTTGTATCACTACATAGTCTAATCAACACCCTTGAGACTTCATCTATATCAGCTGGATTGCAGTGCTTGCTCAATGCCTTAAATACTTCATCGCTAACTGGAAACGACCACTGGCTCAAATTAGGATCATTAACAGGTACGGCTGTAGCTGGATGAAACCTCCTCATGTAAGCATGGTTCTTGATAGCCTGTAATGCTATTCTATTAACTGTAATCTGTTTCGCCATAGTTTGTTCACCTCCTTCCATAGTTTCCATCAACTATTTAATCACTAATCACACAATACCATTTTACCATATCTACCAGCAGTTGTCAATACCTATTTGACAGCTATTTGAAAATTGACTATTTAATGAGTCATAGTTTGTTCAAAAATTAAACAATCTATTACTCATCAGCGAATATCATCTTACTTGTATCAGGTGGTTGATTCTCTTTAGCTCTTATTTCCTTCTCACGTGCCTCATCATACTTATCCAGTTCCTCACTCCTTGTACCAGGTGTGAATCCCTCACCAGGTATTCTGCACTTGGCACCTGTATAATGATCTACTATCACACCACTCTCACATGCATCCTTTAAAGTCTGCTCCTTAGCCCTAACATATTCTTCATGTTTAGCTCTTTGTCTTTCTTTCTTTATCTCATCCCATTCACTTTGACTAATCATCTCTTTATAATCAGGACCTGCATGACTCTCAATAGAATACTCATTATGTATCTGTCCATGTGCCCTTGGATGCTCACGCTCAGGATCTAATCCAGCCTTCCTCATACTCTCAAACTTAATAGCCATAGCCAGTCTGCTGCCAGACCTCTTAGCATGACTCCTCTGATACAGCCCTCTGGTCTGTAAATACTTATGAGCAGACAACACACTACTCATAACCTCATCTCCCATGTGCCCTTGCTTAACTAACTGATCAGCCATCTCCATTAGACTCCAGTTAACTAACTGACTCATACTTCTCATCTGCACTCCTTGCTTAGACCAGAACCAGTCAAGTCGTGCCAG